GGGCGATATCACGTGGCACGTGCTCAAGACGTACAAGCAAGTAAAGAACGAGGACACGTACGCCCGCTGGTTGGTTGCGGCTAGCAGCGCCGCGACGTTCGGCTCGTTCGACATGGGCGACACATATGCGCTCGAGGTCAAGCGGTACGGCCAGCTGGTTGCGGCCGAGCCGGAATGGCTGGACGCGTACGATATCCGGCGCGGCGTACCGACGCCGAGCGAGTACCTCGCCAACGCATGACGTACCGGTGCACGGCCCCCACGTGGGGCCGTCATCCCGTGCGCCATCAAGGGCACGTTAACCAGAAAGGATAAGGCAATGCTTCATATGTCATCACTCAACAGCTTGATCCGGGCCGAGGTGCTCGATCACATTGACCCCGATACGTGCACCACGGCCGAGCGCATGGTGGCCGAGCTCGAGGTGCTGAACGCGCTTAGCAAGGCGATCGCCAAGCGCCTCGAGGTGCAGCGTTCGGCAATGGTCGAGGCGGGCGTCGCGACCTACGTCGAGACAATGCGTCAAAACGCGCCCAGCAAGGCGTGGTGGCTCGAGAACGAGCCCGAGCGTTGGTTGGACGTGCGGCGCATCACGCTGGTCAAGACGTTCAAGGTACTATGACGCACCGGTGCGCGGCCCTCGATCCGGGGGCCGTCATCCCGTGCGCCATGGTGGCCACGTTAACCAGAAAGGATAAGGCAATGGTATTAGCATTCATCACCGACCCCGGCCACGGCTGGCTATTGGTTACCACGGGCCAGCTGGCCGAGGTCGACCTGACGCCTGACGCGTTCAGCGCGTATAGTTATCGGAAAGGCGACGTGCTGGCGCTCGAGGAAGATTGCGACATGGCGGTTTTTCTCAAAGCATATGAAGCCAAGCACAAGGAAACGCCGCTAATCAGGGCGCGCCACCTCGACCACGCCGCACCTATGCGCAGCTGGCCGGGGCTTTGAACCACGGGCCCCGGGCGCGCCAGCGCTCGGGGCTTTTTCGTGTCTTGTTTTCGCCCGCCCTCAATCAACCGGGGGCCGGGGCGCGCGGTCCGCGATCTTTTTATTAAGAGCCCCGACCCGACCCGACCCGACCCGACCCGACAGCGCCGCAGGATCCCGACCCGACCCGACAAGATACTTGCCAACCCGACCCGACGCCTATAAGGTAAAGGGGCCTTTTCAACTAGGAGCAAATACCATGAAAAGCGGAATCATATACAATGGGCCTAGCCTCTTGGATGGTAAACCGATTGTCGTGATCGCGACCTTTTCCGATCGCAACACAAAAACCGGGCGCGTCGTGCAAACGTATATACTACGCGCCGATATCAACCCATTAGAAGCGTCAAAAACGGGCGAGGATGCCAGCATTTGCGGCACCTGCCCATTGCGCGGCACACCGACCACCGACCCGGCGCGCAAGATCGCCAAGGGTCGCCGCTGCTACGTTAACCTAGGCCAGGGCGTCCTAATCGTTTACCGCGCGTTTATAAACGGCGTTTATCCCGACGCGCAAAATAAAGCCGCGCGCGCCGCAATCGGCCGCGGCCGCGTGGTCCGCGTCGGAACCTACGGGGACGGCGCCGCCGTTCCAGACGCTGTCTGGACGGATCTGCTATCGGAAGCGGACACGTGGACAGCCTACACACACCAAAAGCCATGGCGCCCCGATATCGCTATGCAAAGCGCAGACTCTCACGCCGAAGCCCGCATGCATTGGGCGGCTGGACGCCGCACATTCCGCGTGGTCGCGGACCTAGGGCAGATTGACAAGGCCCATGAAACGCTTTGCCCCGCGTCCAAAGAGGCGGGGCGCCGCGTCCAATGCGCGGCTTGCCGCTTGTGCAAGGGCAGCGTTAACGCCAAGTCCATCGCAATCGTTGAACACTAGGAGCAAGAGCCATGACACACGCAACAGAAACCCCCGAAATCGCTTGGCTAGTGCAGGGCGCGATCACATGTCCGGACGTCGCGGACATGTGGGCCGCGAAACTAGGGGATCCTGAGTTTCGATTGCTGGACCACCCGACAAATCCGGGTGGCAGCAGCGACCACCCGACCAAGCTTCACGCTATGGAGTACGCCAAGGCGCAGGGCCTTGCCGTGGTGGACCTGACCTAAGTTGCCAAGCCGCGCTCAGGACAACCTGGGCGCGGCCGCCTGCCCGAGGACCAAGGACCGCGACACACGCGCCCCGGACCTCGGGCCTTTTATTCTGGACCTTGGTCCTCAGATCCCGACCCGACAAGCCCCGACCCCGACAATCGGGCCCCGACCCGACAATAATGAGCCCCGACCAAGGTCCGAAGGCCCCCGACCAACGCCCCGACAGTCTCGAACCTCGGTCCTTGGGCCCCCGACAGCCCGACCGTCGCAAGAACCGGACCTTGGTCCGCGGGAAATAAGTATAAAAGCTTGCTCGAAAGGTTCTTTACCAAGAAAAATGAGAGCCCTCCGCGGGCAAAGTGCGCCATATTCCACGCGACCTGATGGGGTCGGATGTTTACACTGCTAACTTTAGCGATTTTGAGTTCGAGCCAGAAGGGCATCCCGTCCCAGACGATGTAGACATCAGGAACGCCGCCGCCGTGGGTGTTCTCAATCCTCGTGGCGAACGCTTCTTTCGGCAGGTTCTGCCTCAATGTAGTCCAAAACTGGGCTTCCGGTCCTCGGCTCATGAGGTGTTACGTCCTTCATGTTGTCGATCACGAAGGCCTGCGGATACTGCTTTCGCAGCGCTTCCAAGCGACCCAAGATCTCGGTCCTCGACATCTGGTCGATGGTGTTGATGTTCTCCCGGCGGTCGATGGTCAGGCCACCCAGCGCCGATCTGATCTTCTCGGCGTTGATCGCCGCGCTAAACTGGCCTGCCTGTTCCGCGCCCTTCGAGAGCTGCGCCAGCCGCTCAAGCTGACCGATGGTGGTCACACCATAGCGGCGCTCCCGCTCTTCCCGAAGCTCTTCGATGTACTCCAGCACATGCGGGTAGTCTCGACCGTTCAGCAGCTTCGAAGCATACACATTCGCCGTATCCGGCGCATAGCCCGCCTTCCGCGCACACTCAGAGTTCGAGTAAACGCCCTCGACGATGAACTTGGCGAAGGTCTTCTGCCGGGTGGTGAGCTTGCGAGTGCTTTCTTCTTCATCTGCAAGGGATGCCATAAACACCTCCATGTTGACATGGCCAGACCATACAACAGGGACGCCGCGCCGCGCAACTCCCGCCCTATATAGGGCCTTTTCCCACCAAATCCGGTTTCACCCGAAACCCCGCGAATAAGGCAGGGCAGCCTAGAAAAACCGTGTCAATCCTGCAACACTGCCTTACTGCATACGTTTTGACCGTATGCAGCATACGAAGAACAAACCACGAACTGTATTCACCACTTTTCTATATATTTCAAACACTTAAACCCTCTTTTTTGCTACTGCATACGCTGCATACGGTCAAACTCAACAAATTTTTTTACAAAAACGAAATCCGTGGCAAAAACCCCTATAGTGTATGCAGCGTATCAAGGTCCGAGGTCCGACGCTCTGCCCTCCGAGGTCCAAGGACCGCGATACAAAAAGTTATTGACCCCTTCACCTTTACCTCTATACTCCGTGCCATCAACCACTCAACGAGGACCTTCGACTATGTCACGCGGAACTTTCATCGAGAACGAAGCTCGCTACCAAGATGCAATTCGGCGCAACATTCGCAACAACGCGAACAAGACCCGCGCCGCAAAGTGGCTGGCGACCGAGGATGGCAAGCGCGCCAATGCGTTCCTGTTTGAACTGGATGAGTTTGAGTGCCGCATCGCACCTCGCGACGCATCCAAGGCAGATGAGCTTGATGCCAAACTCAGCCAGTTGGACGTCAACGATAGCTCCTACTATCAGGATCGTGACGCGCTCTACGACATGTACAGCGCGACCTACATTATGCACCCCGTCGTGAAGGCCAGCGTCGGCAGCTTCTACGAAAAGATGCGCGACAGCGTCCTTGAATGGGGTGCCCTGACCGACGGCCAAACCAAAGCTGTCCTCGACATGATCGTGCGCGGCGAGGGTCGCGTCTCCGAGCGCGCCAAGGCGCGTGAAGAAGCGCGTTTGGTCGACGCGGACAAGTCTGGCTGGATCGGCACCGTCGGGGAGCGCCGCGTGTTCAAGCTGACCATCCGCATGGTCATCGAGATGAGCGGCCAGTACGGCTACAGCTACCTGCATGTCATGCACGACGCCGACGGCAATGTGGTGGTCTACAAGGGCACCAACGAGCTCGGCAAGTCCAAGGATGTGGTCTCTGTGAAGGCGACTGTGAAAGAGCACAGCATCCGCGATGGCGTCCGGCAGACCAAGATCGCCCGGCCAGCCGCTGCGAATTAACAATCAACGAGGAGATAAGAACATGCCTACATTCAACGTACTTCTGGCCCAAGACGTCACCTACTACGGCAACGTCTCTGTTGAGGGCGACACATGGGAAGAGGCGGTTGCCTCTTTGACCTTGGACGACTGGGACGAGTGCTACGAGATGGGCGACGGCGGTTGGGAGCAGCGCGTCGTGCATGTCGAAGCCGAGGACGGCGACATCGTGGACGAGTCGTTGGATCTCGAGTTCAACTCGCTCACGATCTACCGCAGCGGCGTTATCCAGCGGCTGCGTGAGATACAGATCACGCCTGATCAAGATGCGGCTCTTGCCCAGTTTATCGACGAGCTTCTAAATCGTTTCCAGCATCCGATCTTCAACAAGAAGGAGAGCAACTGATGACAAGCCAGATCACCATTTCCGCAGGCTACACCTGCGTTGCCACGGGTTCCGTTGACCTGTCGCCCAAGACATGGGGTGATGTAAAAGATTGGTACATCAAGTGGGACACGCTGCATGTGCAGTTTGAGGGCGACGAAAGCTGGGTCGAGTTCGGTATCGAATCGGATTCGACCGATGGCGTGGATTGGAAACGGCCCGCCCATGTCGATATTTATGAAGGGGAGTTCGAGTTCGATGTCGAGCTTGCCAGCCATTAACAAGGAGAGCCTGTAATGAACATCAAAGTATGGCACTGTTACTGGTACAGCAAGTACGACACCATCATCATTCTGGCGGAGACAGAGGACGCGCTTCGGGCCAAGGTCCGAGGTGCGATAGCCGATGGCTGGTATCCCGACGACGATGGTCCGATGCCCGAGGATTGGGATGATTTGATGGAGAAGTACGAGGAGCTGCACGGCGGCGCCTGCTACTTCGGCGACTGGGGCTACACTGTGATCGACAGCACGTTGTGCAACCCGGTGGAGGACGAGGCATGAGCGCCCTCTACCGCACCTTCTGGGACGCCCGCCTCGATGCCCTGTGTGACGAGTACCGGGCGTGGTGCATTCACCAGCGCCTGCCGCATGTGGATGCGGAGGAGCAACTGTGCCGCCGGGTGTCGGCGGAGCAGAGACTATGGCTGCAAGACTTTTGCAAGAGATGGGAGGAGACGGATGACTGAAAGGAAACTTAAACTAGACGGGGGGACAATCAGCCGACTGGATCTGTTCGCGGCACACGCTTTGTCGGGCATGCTGGCCGACCCTAATTTGGACGGCACATCCGAAGAGTTCGCGGAAGATGCGTTCCGTTATGCGCAAGCGATGATGAGAGAGTCGAAACGAGTTATCGAAACCATAGAAAAGAGGATGAACAAATGACTGACCAACCTTC